GTTTGGATATAGATCCCACAAAACAAGCAGCTGACACACAAGCTAAAACTGACCAAGCTAAAATACAATCTGATTTGGAAGCTGCGAAGAGAGGAGCAACTCAAGGATTGACTTCAGCCGCACAAGGAGGGGCAGCAATTGGAAGACAAGTCCAATAAATTTTAAATAAAAATCTTTTTTTTCATAATTGTTTTTTAAAAATTTTATATATTAAGATATTATAAAATGAGTAAATCTTTTTGGAGAGCTGAATCAACAATTCCAATTGTCCAAACTTCCAGTGCTATCACTGCTTTAAATGGTCTTTCCTTTGAGGGAGGTCAAGAGGTTCGAATTAAAGTCCCTCCAACAACCAAGTTCTTCCAGCCGAGAGAATGTTATCTTCAGGCAGATATCAAATTAAAGGGTGGAACAGCAACGGGCGAAGCAACCAAACTCCAGCTTGATCCGGAATTAGGCGGACAAATTTTAATCAAAGATATTCGCATATATTCCGCAGCTGAATCGGGTTCTGTATTACTTGAGGAGATTCAGGGATACAACTCAATGGTTTCAGTTATGAGAGATTTTGACACCAATGACTCGGAAAAGGCTAAAAGAGCATTAACTGAAGGGGCGACTCTATGGTATCCCAACACCCGAGGAACTCAAGGGTCCACACAATCTGATTGTGCTGATATTCTCACGAATCCATATTTTAAAGAAGATCCATTGACGACCGGAAATAAACGCACAGCTTTCACCAATGATTCCTTTAATACTGCGAAATTGTGTCTTCCATTAGAAACGGGAATTTTTAGATCCGAGCGTGTATATCCTAATCTTCTCACGGGTCTTGAGATTGTAATTACTCTCGAGCAGGCTGGTCGCTGTATTACCCAGCTTGACAGTGTAATGAGAGGCAGACGCCTTGCTCTCAATCCTGTCTTCCTCTCTCGCGACGGTTCCGCCGCCGCTGGAGGATCCGGAAACATTGCGAATGGAGACACAATTGACAAGATTTACCTTGCGAGAGATAACTCTCAAGGAGACGCCGCGGGAGCCGGAGTTCCGCAGAATTGTCCCTTTTGTGTTGGAGAGAGAATTGCTATTGTAAAGAAAGATAACAGTTCTGTTTTAACCACAGACAAGGATCTTGTAATCGAGCAAATTAATACTAATGCCTCGGGAACTGAAATCACATTTAGCCCAGCTGACGCAAAATCAACGGACGCCACAACTTTCACAGCAGCTTCGGGAGATTATGTTGTCTCTATGGCTGCGACTGATAGAGCGGGAGCTGTAAACGCAGCATATAAGCCAAGCTATACTTTAAGCAATGTCGAATTGGTTGTTCAGGAAGTTGATATGGGAAGCGGATTTGAGAGTGATATGTTAGCAGCAATGAAAGAAAAGGGAGTTATTGTTCAGGATATCTTAAGTTGTCAAAATTACAGATATTCGCAGCAGGCTGGTGAAGTTGCCGCAAATATTCGCCTCCCTCTGAATAATGCCCGAGCAAAATCGATCATTAGTCAACCGACAGATTCCACCGTTTACACTGATTCAGCAAGGATTTCAGCGACTGGAACTTATAACATTACAACCGATTTAACTGAAGACAGAACCCTCAATGAGCAGTGTGCTGGTCTCCGAGGAATATCTGACGAAATCACAAATTTCCAGTTCCTTTATGACGGTCGTCTTCAGCCCTCTCGCCCTGTCCGTTGCTCAAAAACGAGTTCCAAGATTTCGATTGACGCCCAGCCTCTAATTGAGACCACGAAGGCACTTGTTCAGGCTGATATATCAGCGAAGTCTCTTGCCTGTTTTAATAGCAATTGGCTTGTATCTCGGGCATTAGCTCTGAACAAGGGTGTTTATGATACTCGCAACAAAGACTTTAATCTTCAGGTTAATTATGAAGGAACAATTATGAAGGAACGACTCCAACCAAGAATAAATTGTGGAACAACTTTGTTTTCCATTTAAGACGCATAAATATTCGTGGAGATTCGATTTCTGTTGAGTATTAAATTTTAAAAATCATTTGTTTATTTTTTCTTTTTCTTATATTTTAATATATTAAATATTATAAAATATGAGCAACCGTTATTTGGATATACGCCCCTCGAACTCAAATGCCTCCCAATCTTACAGAGACGGACGACCCGTCATATCGTTTACAATTGCTGAAAGTGAAGAAGTCCTTATTCCCTCTTCTGTCAGATTTTGTGGTAAACTTCATATATATAAGAATTCAGCCCGTGCGAGAGTTGAGACAGCTGACACATTAGCAATGGATTCTCGCCTTGGAATGTGGTCAGTTCTTGATCAAGTGGTCATATCTTCCGCAACCAGTAAACAGACAATCGAACACATTAGACACGCAAATCGCTTCTATTCTTCATATTTAGGATTAACCAGTTCAGAACAGTCAATGATTGGTCATTTCGGTGAGACTGGTCTATCTCTTCCAAGCACCAATGGACAGAAGGTTTCTGTTGTTGAGGAAGGTGTTGGGACCAATTGTAATGAGTTTTGTATTCACATACCAACCGGACTTTTAAGTGGAACGAGTGCGATCCCACTCTCAAGATCGTCCGGTGTGGGTGGATTGACAATTGATTTATATTTAGCCCCTGATTCTATGGTCCTTTTTGATACTGCTGGAGACGCTTCTTCTTCGGGATACACTGACGCCTTTTATGAACTGACTGATTGTAAGCTAATTTGTGAGACTCATTCTCCAACACCTGAAGACAAGCAGAAGGTTCAGGATATGGGTGGTTTTGAGTATAACTCAATCTCAGGATATTATTCCACCATTAACTCCACCAATGCGAACATTAATTTCTCCCTTGGTTTAAGTCGTGTTGAGAGTGTATTTATGAATTTTATCACAAGCTCTTATCTGAATAATTTAGATCAAAACTCCCTTCAGACCACGAATCCTCTCACCGCCACTGGAGACATTGCGAATGTTGATCAAGTGGTCTTCACCAAGGGTGGAGCAAGGTATCCTCTTGACTATAATCTTGACACTCAATATAAAGCGGACAATACGAATCTTAAGGTTGATCCTCAACTTATTAGAAATTTTATGAACTCCGTAATTCCATTTAATCAGATTACCCACACCTCGATTTCTCCAGTCAACACCAATAAAAGATACACGACAAATGATAACTCTGTCCTTGAGGGTGGAGCCTTGTATGGTGTCGGAGTTGCTTATGATATTCTTGGATCGCCGGCTGGAGGTGATTTCTCACAGGATTCTTGGGGCGTCCAAATGGATCTTGGTATGATTGACGACAATCCCACTTCAGCCTTTATCTTTGTTCATTCCAAGAATACTGTTCTCTTTAAAGACGGTCAGGTTCAGGTTGTTCAGTAAATTTAATCTATACTTCTTTTTTTAACTTTTTATTTACAAATTTTTATATTATAATATAATATAAAAAATGAGTATGTCCATACCTTCCGTTTTACAGCCCGGGGCTATTGGCTCCAATCCTGAACAAAGAATTGACACTGATATTCTTGAGCCTGTTATTTTCACACCAACTTTCATTCGTTATCAGCTTCAGAATAAGGGTCTATTAAATCCCGATTCCCGCCTAACCTTCTCAATTGAGGGACACGGTGGACACGATTCCTTCTTCCCTCTTGGTGTTGGTGTTGGTTCTATTGTGGAACGAGCCACTCTCAAAATTGGCGGCAAAACCATTTGCGAAGTCCAAGATTGGAACTTTTATCAAGCATATAAATCAATGTTTATTGATCAGGCAGTTATTAAAGAGCGGGAACAGTATAATTCGGCTCGATTAATGTCAAATGCTGTTGTATATGATAACGGAGGCGTTGTCTCAAGCAAGGTTGGTCTTGATATTGGAAAGGAGTTTGTTGCGGACTTCAGCACTGAAGCGGATTCGAATATGTTTGTTCACACCTTTCAGAAATTAAACCAGCGAGGAGTTTTCTCAATAACTCTTGCGGACCTATTTCCAGCGATTCGCGGAATCCAGCTCCCATTATTTATGATTTCGGGAGACATAAATTTGGAACTAACTCTTTCGGATAAGGTTGGAAAGCGTGCTTCTCTTTCCTTTGCTGGAGACAATTCCAATCATTCCTTCACATTAGACCAATCGGAATGCCGTATGATTGCCGATTATACTTTCCTTGACGGCGACGAAATGGAAGCTTTCAGGAGAGAGAATCGTGATTTCTCTTTTATGTTCCTTGAGCCTCGATTAACCAAGACAACCCTCGCCACGGTTGCTGACGCACAGAATCAAATCAGAAATGTTGGAGGTGCTGGTCGTCTTGTTTCCAAAATGTTCGTTGGTCTATCTTCGGGCAAGCAGTCGGTTCATTTCTCTGCTTCGGGGACTGATAATTCCAAGACTCTCTTAAATGATTATCGTGCTATTGCTCCGGAAATGAGTGGGGCAAGAACATACGGAAAGCTTGTTTCTAATATTAAAAAGAATGACGAGTTCTTATATCCACTTGACAGAGAGAACTCTGCCCTTCATTTCCACGGTGTTGCTGATACGGAGGGCGGTGTCCCCCATATTACTCGAGCAGAATATGCTCGCCAAGGAGACAGTATGGTCAACAAGAAATTTGAGGGTTATCCTATGAATGGACAGAACGAACTCACGGGACAATTCTTCTATAATGCTTATCGTCTGAATGACGGAGAACGAGTTGATTCCCGTGGTATTGAGCTACATAACAAATATCAGGATCTTGCGGCTGCCGAGGCTCCGTATACTTCCCGTTGTTGGATTGAGGTCCAAAAGGTAATGAGAATTACTGACGGAATTGTTGATTGTTATTACGCATAAATAGAGAGTCCCCAAAGTCCTCAAAGTCCTCAAAAAATAATAAAATAATTGTAATTTTTAAAAATACAAAAGAGAGATCGAGGATATAATATAAAAAATAAAAACTGAAATATTTAATATATTTTTGAGGACTTCGAGGACTTTGAGGTCAATAATTTAAAATTTTATATATTTAATATATATATCAATGAGTGTATATATTAAAGCCGATAATAAAGGAAAAAAGAGAAGTGATACTCCGACGGCAGAATGTATCTGTGAATTTGTCCATAAAATAGTATCTGAAAAATATAGTCCGAAGATTATATTGGATCCTTGTTGTGGAGATAGGAGATTGACAAAGAGATTCGATTGTGATATAATCAATTATGAACTTAAAGAAGGCACCGATTTTTTAAAAGAAGAAGACCCAATAGAATGTGATATGGTTATTATGAACCCGCCTTTTAATATAGGGACAGGGAGGAAGCTTGCTGTCGAAGTGTTTATGGATAAAGTGTTGAGTTTGGTTGACAATAATATTCCAATAATTATGATCTGTCCAATGGGTTTTAGATTAAATCAAAGAATAAAGTCAAAAAGGTGGAGAAATATGAGAGATAATTATCCGCAAATTTCCTCAATTATTTCACTTCCATTGGATATTTTTGAGGACACATTATATCATTCGGAAATATTATGTTTTAATTGTGATAAATTAAGTCCACATTATTTTTTGGATAATATTTAAGTTTAATTTAAAATCTTTTTTTATATATATAATATAAATGACAACGAAAGAAAATCTAATTGACAAAATCCAAAAATCAAGACCGAAGGCGAAGGAGACCACGATCAAAATGTATGTATCGAACCTTATGAAATTAATGAAGTTATTTGACGAGGATAATTTAAAATTCTTAAATAATCCTGAAAAAATATCTGAAAAAATAAGTGGTTTACATTATACAACACAGCGAAATTATTATAACTCGATTATTGTTTATTTAATGTCTGAATCAGATAAACCGGAAGAAGATAAAACAATTAAAGAATATAATTCTTTAAGAGACGATTTAAATAAGAAATATGAAGAAGAACAAGCAACTGGAACAATTTCAGACAAACAAAAAGAAAATTTCGTTGATATTAGTGAAGTCAATAAAATGATTGAGACTATGGGTCAAGAAATTAAAGATAAAAATATTAAAAAGAAAGAGGATTTAAGTGCGAAAGATAAAGCATTGCTTCAGGTGTATATTATATTTAATATTTACACCCGCATTCCTCTTCGCAATGATATATCCGGAATGTCTGTGATAAATAAAAGAGCTTATAATAAATTATCAGAATCAGAAAAGAAAGAGAACAATTATTTGGTAATTAATAAGAATAAAATGTTTTTTGTATTAAACAAATTTAAGACTTCCTCAAAATATGAAGAGTTAACGATCGATATTCCAAAGGACCTTGAGAAATTATTAAGATTATATATAAGAATCAATGGAATGGGTGTTTTATTTAAATCAAGCACAGGGAAACCATTATCAAGAAACGCATTATCGCAATTATTGATAAAGACAAGCAAAAAATATATGGATAAATCAATCTCAACAACTATGTTGAGGAAGATATATTTATCGAGTAAATACTCAAAAGTAAAAGAAGAAATGGAGAAAGACGCAGCCGTAATGGGTCATAGCGTTGGAGTCCAACAAGCTGTTTATGTTAAGAAAGGTCAAGAAGAAAAAGAAGAGGATTAAATTTTGCGTATATTATCCAAAATAAAAATCTTGGTTTATGATATAATAGATTAAATGTGGAACTTAATTGAGGATTTAAAATATGGGAAAATCAGAGAAAAGATTGTTGTATGTTTTCTTAATAAAGATATTTTTAAAGACGATAAATTAAGATTATATTCGAATCAAAAGAAACAAGTTGATTTCAGAAATGAAGAAATAGTTGGAGAATTAAAGTCAAGGACTAATAAACATAACGCATATCCAACAACATTTTTTGGATATAATAAGATAAAATATTTAATCGACGAAGACGATAAAAGAGTTTGGAAATTTTATTTCTTATTTACTGACGGCTTGTATGTGTGGACTTATAATAAAGACCAATACGAGGTGAGGGATTATCAACACAAAGAGAGAGGAATAATACCTCAAGTTTATGTTGACATTAAATATCTTGAGAAGATATCCTCAAATATAACAAGCAACTCTTGTCTTCCCTCTGATTGGGAAGATTTTATCAACTAAACTCCAAGACAAATTTGCCTTTTTTAGATATTAATCCATAATATGTTTTAATTTTTTTATTTTTCTTTTTTTCCAATTGTTTTTTCATTTTATTAGAAATGACAGGTGTTATTTTTTCTTTTAGATTAGGATCTTTATTTAATAAATTAATTGCTCGGCGAACAGAAGGAATGTCTCCGTGAATAGATATATCTTTTGTTGGAATATAAATTTCCTCATAATTATTAAATATCGAGCAATCAAGATTAAATCCATTATTACAATAAACAATTATCTCTTTACAGAATCTCATAATCTTTTGCTTTTGTTTGACAGATAATATTTTATCAGGATTTTGTTTTTGTAAATATTCTTTTAATTCAGATAAATTTTTAATCATATAAATTTCATTATCTTCCGGAATCTCTGACATATTTCCCAATTCACTCCACAACAAAATTGACAGTCTTAATTTATCGAGATTATTAGCATTGGGAATATCAATCCCAAATGTGGATATGATCTCAAGTAAATCTCCTTTGGAAAATGTTTTGTTAATCATTATATATAATTAATATATTTTAAATATTATAAATAACCCAATGTTGACAGCTTCCGAATTAATGACTTTGATCAAAGCCCATAATGTATTAAGCAAGATAAAAGTTCCAGCTAAAGCAAGAAAGGACGCAAAACTTCTTGAGAAGATAATCAATGAGGCTAACTATACAGTGAACCACGATAAGAAATTAATTCAGCCGACAAAAATAAAGAGAGGGAAATCAATTAAGCTTAAAGACGCCGAAGAATTGACTAAACCAAAACCCAAGAAAGAACAAACTGCTGAACAGAAAGAAAAGAAAAAAATGAATGAGAGAAAAAAAATCATTAAATTTATATTAGAAAATAAAGATATTCTGAAAGATCCTGAAATTATGAAACTTCATAAAGGATTAAAATAATTATTTACGAGGAAAACACATATATCCATTAGACTCGTCATTGTCAATAATCCTTAATCTGATTAAAGCTGTGAGAGAATTTAAGAACATAATATGGTCTTGTCGATAGATAGGTTTTTTATTTAGTTTCCTATTATAAATTAAATTACAAAACCCAATATATGTTTTGATTTGGGTTCGAATAGGTATGCCTTTGCTTTTATAAATTAAATCTTCTCCTTGATTTAAATATTTCTCATATGTTTTAAATTTAGATAATGGATAAGAACTAATTAACAAACCTTTATAATAAAAACACATTGAGCCTTCTGATCCCTGATATATCATTCTCTATAATTAATGATATATATTAATATTATATCTTTAAATCTAAAATAATGATACTTATTATATCAAAATATGGTTTAAAACAAGGATTATTGGTCTTTTTAGGTATTTAAAGACATAAAATTATAATTTTATTAATCTTTTAAGTGATTTTAGTGGTTATTTAATCAATATAATAGGTAAAATGTAAGATTATATCTATATTTAATGA